GTCGGCGTAAAGCAAAGCGCAATGCCCGCTTCCGTAGCAGCGGCTGGAATGGCGCCGGTAACGCTGTAGCGTGTGGGGGTTGTAGTAATTGCCTGCGTGGCTTGGCTAGCGCCGGTAACAAACGCAATGCCGGTCCAAGCCGGCGTAATGGCGGGCGAAGCCGTCATCGTGCCATAACCTTGATCCGAGCCGGTGCCGGTGTAGATCGAGGCCGTAATCGTGTTGTTGGTATCAGCCGCTAGCCCGGCGAGCGCCGCAGCGTAGTAGCTCAACGTAACCGTCTTGCCGGCCAACGCCGTAGCTTCTGTGGTTGGGATTTCTTGATGAACACATACGGGCTGGGTTAAAGCGCCCGACGTGCGGTAAAGCTCATTAGCGTTGGCAAAGCCGGCGGGCAAGAGAGCAGCAGTGGTGACCAAAGATTGACGGCCCGCGCCGCTGGTTACGTTGGTCGAACAACCGAACCGATCCGGGCCGTAGGCCGCCGAGGTAATTGCAGCTGCGGCGGCACAAGTAACGATGCCGGTGCCACGCTGTTGTACGTTGAGAGAGCCGTTGTCCACGTAATTGCGCGGCGTGCCGGACATATTGGCCAGCAACGCAGAAGGCACCGTGACAGTGGCGGGTTGCGAGCCGCCGGCTTGGCCTGAGTCGGCGGGCACGAGTTCAAGCCCGGTAAGCACGCCGGGGCCGGCAGGCACGGTCTGCCCGCAAGACTGGCCGGTAAAGGTGGTTACGAAGGAAGCGCAGAATGATGCGCTGCCAACGACGGGGAGGGTTGACCAATTGCCGGCGGCATAAGCGAATGTGCCGGCAGATAGGAGAGCAGCGGTGGAAATGAGTAGCGGCTTAAATCGCATAAGAAATACTCCTTAGTTTGCGTGGAAAATAGTTGGTATGGAAATAGTTTGTAGCTAATCGTACTTAAACAACTGCCAGAAGAAAAACAAAAGCAGGGCTATGAGGCAGACAACTACTGCGCCGGCTACGAGCCAGACAAATACTGTCATTTGTTTGAAGGCCCGAAAGGCTTCAGCTCAATCCTCACCTCAATCCAAACGCCGTCTTTGCGTACCAGCACTTTTGTTACTTTGGCGCGGTCGGAGGCGAAGTCATTGCCGGGTTTGATCTTGCTTATCCAGTCAGGCATTATGGCTTCTAGATCAAAATCTATCTCGTCGGTGTCACCGTTTGGGCAGATAACTTTCACTTCCCGCCCTCCGCAGCCGCCTTAGCCAGCAGCACAGCAAGCGCCTTAACGCGGTCTTCGTCGGTGGCTTGTGGAATAAGGTCTTTGCCGTCGGCCCCGGTAAGCTCTTGCCTGTCACGCCAATCAACTTTGCGTCTATTTTTTAACCAAAAGATGCAAGCCGTTGTATCGGGCGCGGCGTGCTCACGATACGGCGCATAAACAGGTTCGTTATGGCTAGCTGGCATAAATATCTTTACTGCGTCGTATGTATAGCCAATCGCCCGCTGGTACAGCGAACGCTCAACGCGATCATCGGCAATGTCCTTACCAGCCTTTAAGGCCCCCAAAAAGTCGGCGTGCTGGGTTTTCCAATTGCCTATTGTATTGATTGAAACATCAAAGAAGTCGGATAGCTCAACATCGGTAGCGCCAAGCTTGCACAGTGCTTCGGCTTGATGAACAAACTCCGGCTTGTAGGAAGATGGGCGGCCTGTACGGGACATTTATATTATCTAGTGGCGGCCCTTTAGAATTGCGTGAATCATTCTAGCTTCTTTGCCACCAATCTTAGGCCCGTACCTATTAGACGACGCAATTGATTTGTTTACCGCTTCAGCGTTATAGCCATGAACGTCCCCCCTATCCTTCCCCTCCGCCACATTCCACCGCCCGCTATGTTCCTTCGAGCCTAGATAGCCTTCGCTGCCGTGCCCTTCTTTATCTTTTGCCATCTTTATCTCCTGTTAGTCCACAACGCCTCATGGCATTTGCCCCAACGCCAAGACGATAACCACCAAAGCGCAAAGTCCACCCACAATCCAAAACGCCGGGTTGGTTATGTGGTTCATAGCTCCCCACTTGGTCCGGTTCAAAACCGACCACTACCTCACGGCAACACATCATGCTGGCCTAAGCCGCGACGAGGTTGCCCAACTCAAACCCTAACGAAACCATACGCCCGAACGAATGGATTAAGACTTTTGCCCTATCGTCGGTCCCGCTCTCGAACACGCCCGTAATGCTGGCGAAGGGGCCGGTGGTCATACGGACGGCCTGGCCGTGCTTGAACCTTTGGGCTTTTTCTACGATGTAAATGCCGTCCAAGGAGCACTGGGCACGGAGACGATCTACCTCTTCCCCGCGCAAAGGCCCGATCACGTCCAGCACTCCACGCGCGCTGTGCGTGCCGCGAAATGAAAAGATGGCTTGCCAGCCGGGGACGAGACAGATGGGGATATAATTGAAAAGGAGGGGGCGGAATCTTGCGACGCGCTTGCCGCGATGCCTAACCGTGGTTTTAACGCGCGGGAAGAAATAGGGGATTTGATGGGCGGGTAATTGTTCAACAACTTTTTCCACCTGTTGCGGGGCTGCTACTGCTACCGCCCATTTGGGTTGGTCTGGCATGTAGGGTTCGTAGGTAAGGCGTTTTTTTAGGTTTGGCAAGCGGGGTTTGGGCCAAAAAGGTTTCTAAGGTTTCAAGGTTTTTGAGCCGCCCGTTACAAACCTACTTTTTAATTAGACCTACTTTCTAACATTCTATACCTAATTAAAAATCTCTCCCGCGCGGGGTTGGGTTAAAACCTTAAAACCTTAGAAACCTTTGTTGAATTATATAGAGAATTTCCGATTTTAGGGTTTTTGAGCTGCTTTTTGAGGTCGGTTTAAGCTGGTCGGAAAAGGTGCCAAACGCCGACTAGGGGTAATTAAATATAAAATCATGGCCGCCAGGCAAATCAAAACCTTAGAAACCTTGCGGTTTTTTCTGCGCAACTTCGACTTTAGTATAGTGAACTCGCCAAAAACTAGCCACAGAACTTTGACTATCTTGAACGAAACACTTGCCGCCGACAATACGCCGGGCGTTCTTTCGGAGCCACCACCCTATCGAACGGGCGTTCCAATCACGCTTCCCGGTAAGTTCGATTAGCATCGTCCGTAACTCAATCTTGTCCTCGTCCTCGGCCATGCCACTTACTACGCCGTCATCGATCTTAAAGCCGTTCATGTGTCCAACGTCATTAAGGGTAACGGGGGCGTCTTTGTAAACCTTGTCCCACGCAATAAGAACATCGGCCAATTCGTTCTTGCGCGGGTCGTCTTCTAGTATTTGCTCGCGCGTTTCCGCAGGGTCGGTACAGCCCAGCCAAACAAGAGTTTCGCGTACCCAGGACCAATCTTCGAAAGACCCCACGGGGGCCAACCTTACAGGACGCCCAGCCACGTGGTACGCCCTTAGCATAGTAAGAGCGGCGACCACCAAAGCAGGCCGGTTAGCCTTAATTTCTTTTTGCGGGTTAAAGCTGAACTCGCGCCGGTCGGGGCGCTCCTCGCCGGAGTCGAGGCGGCACTTGACGGCCCGGCGGCTAACGTCGCCTGAGAAAATTAGGTTGTTGCCGGTAGCTATAACGACTGCCGTACAGGGCAAGATACGGCGCTCGGACTGCCCTAGAATACGCGCCTGCACCACGTCTTGCGTCAGCATTGAGCAAAGGAAGTCGCCACGGATCGGGCGGTCGCAGTTATCAATAAGGATTGTGCTATCGCCGGCATGAAGTACGGTTGCCAGCCGCTTTTCGTCCTCTTCCTCGCTCTTGCCCTGCGACATAGACGGCGGCTTGGAGCCGGTAGCTAGAAGCCCGGCTATCTCGGCCAAGATCGACTTGCCTGTACCGGCCACGGGGGCGTCAAAGCCGTGAAGCGGAGTGGTGCGTAGCGATTGTCGAATGAGCGTTGAAAGCATGGCTGAGAGGGCCACTGAACGCGAGGCGTCATCAACAAAGGGAAACGCGCGAAGGGGCGACGCTAGAAGTTCAAGAGCCTTGGCGGCCTGTAATTTAGACGGGGAAGGTGGAATAGGGGGGAAGTCGCCTGGCTCGAAGTCTAGCAATAGCCCGGTAACGGGGTGGTAGCCCGGCGTCTCGATAATATTGCCGTCTAGGTCTAGCGTGGGGGAGGTGACGACGCCGTGTAAATATGGGAAGTTCCATTCGTCTTTGGACGCCAGTAGCGTGTCGGCGTACTTAAATTCAGGGTCACACTTTTTGATATTGCCTTTAATATCTAACCGTCCCCACTTGATTACGGATGCAAACTTTTTAAGGAGCCACGTAGGCTCGATTGAGTGGAGAACCACCGCGTTGGATTCGCGCTTAATCTCGTCGGACGTATCGTTGCCGAACTTGATAGGCGTTACCAGCTCACCGCCGCGTTGATAGATGGGGGTGTTGGCGGCCAGCAGGACACGCTCGATGCGGTTGACGATGGGTATTAGATTGCCGCCGCGCATAATAATAACGGCGTCACCGCCGATGGTATCGTGAAGCCACTCGTAGGCTTCGTCCAAGTCTTTTTCGCCAAACTCCATAACCAGGTCGAGCGGCGTGCGGCTGCCTTCGCGCGGGTCGCCAAGGTCATGGACCCCAAAGTCCTTGATGCCCTTTGGGTGTATTGAAAGGTCTTCTTCGTTGGGGCGGCCTAGCGAGCTTGAAGAGACGCGATAACCGTTTTCGGCGGTAGGAGACGCTTGTGGGAAAAGCTTAGGCACCCAAAGATCAAGCTTTTGCATCGCCGCGTTGTTAAGCTTGCGGGCACTCGTGCTGGGCTTACTAGAACCCTTAGGGCGGCCCACGACCTTGACGGCGGGGAGTTGAGGCGCGAGGGGGTGCAGGGCGGCAAGGAAGGTAGAGCCGACATAGGGTGCGTCGGTAGAGGTGGAAACGACGTGACTAAAGAATGGCTTGGTTTTATCCTTGCCGTGCATAAAGCCCGGTAGGCGCATAACGCGCGGCAGGTCGTGAACCTTGGGGTCGCCCTTGAAGTGGTAAGCCAGTATTTTTTGCGCGGCTGGAAAGTCCTCAAGCCGGAGGTTTTCCACTAGCCAGTAGGCGTGCCAGCGTTGGGGCGAGGATTCGACAATAATGTGAGGCTGTAGGACGGCGGTAGAAGACGTAATAGGTTCAAGCGGGCTGCCGTCTAGGTCAACGAAGAGTGCCCTTACGTGTTCTATGTTCTTTTCGGTGCGGCCTTTGAAATTGGTTTTATTAATGGTGACGTAGACGCCAGCGTTCCTGGAGTTGAGGTCGGCCAAGGTTTGCCAGTAGTCGGATATAGAACCATGAAATATCTTAGCTAGAGGGTCGTAGTATTTTTTGCCGCCTGTTTTTTTACCGGCCTCGCGGCGCTGTGCGTCCTCATCGAAAGTCTGAAACGTAAAGCGCGTGGCTAAAGGGTCGAGCGCCTTAAGAAAATGCTCGGCCTCGGCTTGGTCGGGGGCGGTAGGGGTTGGTGGGGGCTCGGTAGCTTTGGCCTTTGGCTTGTTCCACGGCTTGATGTTATCGGTCATGCGATAACACCTTTTACTCGGCGTGAACGCACAGCGCGTATCATTTCTACTTTTGCGTCTATGGAATTATATTCAGGCAACCACATAAATGCTTGATGAATTACTTTTGGGTCAATACGATCACGAACCATAGCAATAAAAATATTTAGAAGTAGCTGAACTCTTTTCTCTTTGTTAACTTTGCGCCAATGGTCCCAACAAGCGCCGTCGGTACAAAGAAAAGGGTCAGACCACCCTATTGTATCTGGGTGCGGGCCAATTCTAACTGCGCCTACCGTAGGAAGAGGATTCCCTTTCATATCTTCGGCGTCAGGCGGCGTCCAAGCCACCATACAGTTAAGCAACTGTTCAGAAGCAGGCAATTCCAGAAGCTCGCCCATCACTACGCCAGTAGAAGGCTGGGCGATAAAAATTCTTCGACTGCCTCTAATGTTATAAAGTGGTTTTTCATTTTTAATAGCCGAATTTTCAGCTAACAAAACTTCCTTTCTGGTTTGAAAGTTTTCAACAGTAATTTTTTGTATATCGTTAAACCAATATGATTGATGTTTGTGTTGAATAAGTCTTGAGAAAACTGAAATGGAAATCCCCACGTAAAGCAGCGTGCCGTCTTTGGCGAAATGCCGATAAAGTTGTTGCATAGTAAATACCCCTTCCACGGGCTTGGTAGGAAAATAGCGCGCCGGGTAATCCCCTAGTGGAGTAGGGAAAACTAGGGGTTAAATCCTAGCTGTCCCCGGCAACGCGCGCTTTTGTAGCTTAGGCTAGGGCGGTTAAGGGGGCAACTGTCTTGTATTGGCTGAACCTAGTACGTCAAAGACGGCGATTTTATCATCAGTCCCCGGCACCCCAGCCAAGCGCCCTCGCATGGATATGCCATCAAAGATATGGACCGCCTCGCTTGTGCCGGGGTTGCCGCCTATTGGCAGCCTATACGAACTCGCTATCTTTGCTGCTTTTAGAGCCTCGGCAAGAGCGCAAGCTTGCGGGTGCAATTGCCGTTCAGAAATATCGTCAATCGTGCCACGCAGTTCCTTGGCGGTAAGCCTTACCTGAACCTGTTTTTGAAACACCCTTGCGCCGTCTGGCGGGACGTTATTGTCGAACTCTACGTGTTCGTTACGCAAGTATTCTGCCGTTAGCCAAATCATCTCGCGTGTTAGCATAGAAATTGTTAATGTTGTCATTCCACCTCTCCTACGCCGCCGCCTCCGCTACCTTTTTATGGGAATTATACGCTTGACTCCCTTTAGCCGCCGAACTTGGTTTTAAGCCAGTCAAACACGGACCGTTGTTCATCTTGCCCGGCTCGCCGTATTTGAGACAGGAGCCATAAGCCGGTCGGCTTTTCACCCGTGATGTTCTTTGCTCCTTGATTGCAGGTCGAGCAAAGCGCCCGGAGGTTTGAAAGTTCCTCTTTCCCGCCGAGGCTCTTGTCCTTGATATGGCCAAGATGCAGCCGGACCTTGCGGCCAGTAGCGGGGTCTACATCGCCCGGAGTGAGGCCGCACATCTGGCAAGTGAAGCCGTTGCGGTCTAGAACCTCGGCCCTCAGCTTTGCCGAGATACCGCGTGCAAAGGCAAGCGCCGCCCGTTCCGGCGGCTTTTCTCTCAAAAGGTATTGCCCTGGCTTAAGGTCTGTCGTGTCATTGTGTGACAGGATTGGCCAGCCTTCGATCTCGCGGAGTTCCCGGAGGCGGCGACTATACTGAACGACGCCGTCTGCCGCCGCCTCTAGTTCTTTGGATTCAATCACGCGCCCGATATTTGCGAGCAAAAACTGGCGTATTTTCTCTTTCGATCCTATGCGAGGCATTTTCGGACCGCGCTTGCGACCGCAAAGGCGAGCTTGACCGGCAACGCATTTCCAACCTGTCGGTAGGATTGCGTTTTTGCTCCCGCAAATTTCCAGTCATCCGGGAAGGATTGCAGCCGTGCGACCATTGGCACTGTCAAGCGCGGCATTCCCTTGAAATCCTCGGCCGGCGCGTCATCGGCCAGCCCGAGGCCATCAACGCCAAGCTCCGCCCATTCGCGCCGGGCGCGCGTCGGGCCAAGATCGGGGCCTCCATGCTTGTGTGAGCCGCCAACGATAGTTGGCGCGGCTGTATTGGCGAGAGCCTGCCACGCTTTGGCACCGCGCCAGCCACGCGCGCTCATAAGATCGCCGATTGCCTGCCCGACCGATGCCATAAGCCCTTGGGCTGGAATAGGCCATTGGAGCGGCTTTGTCTTGCCACGCTTAAGCGCGACAAGGAACGCACGAAAACGATTTTGCGGAACGCCAAACTCTGCCGCATTGTATCCGGTCCAGTAGGTATCAAACCCCTGTTTATCGAACGCCTTGTCGATCTCCGCGCGGAACGGCGCAAAGCGAGTTGTGAGGATGCCGCGCACATTTTCGATCATGACGGCGCGCGGCTTCACTTCGTTCACAATGCGAAGCATGGCCGGGAACATGTCGCGGTCATCATCGGCGCCTAGCTGCTTCCCAGCTATCGAAAACGGCGGGCACGGTAAGCCGCCCGATAGCAAATCAACGTCGCGCCAATAGGTGGCGTCAAAGCGTTTCATGTCAGCTTCGATCACGTTCCAATAGGGGCGATTTCCGCGCAACGTCGCGCAAGCGTGAGAATTGTTGTCCATCAATGCCGCGTGAGAAAAACCGGCCTGTTCCAATCCGAGAGCGGCACCGCCGCCGCCCGCGCAAAGCTCAAGCGTAAACAATTCGCGCTTAGACGGCTTAGACGAAACCTGCTTTTGGCCGGGGCGATACGCGAACAGCGTATCGATGACCTTGTCCAGCGCCGCCGGGGTCGCACTCATGCGATCAGTTCCTTATAGGTAAGGCGCGGACCGAAAGACGCCGTTACTAGACTGGCAAGACGCTCCAAAGTGTGGCGCTTTACGTCGCCGTCGTTAAGACGGAAAGTAAATTCATCCACATAACGATGGAGGTGCTTGGGGCTGGCGTGGTGGTAGACGCCATGCAGGCCGCGCTTGAGAACCGCCCAAACGCTCTCAATGCCGTTGGTGGTCACGTCATCACGGACGTATTCGCCTTGGCTGTGATTGACCGTTTCGTGGCCGTAGAACAAACCGCCGATGCCTTTATAGCCGCCATGATCGTCGGTATGCAGCATGGAGCCTTCCGCGACATTCTCATGGATGGCCGCGTGTAGCGTATGGGCTTCGGTATTTAGAACCGGCTTTGCTCTCGTGCGACCGCCGCGCTCGCGCATCCCAAGCACGGGGGTCTTGCCGACCGTACCGCGACCGGCGCGTTGTTTCTTGTTGCCGTGCTTATTGCGCTCTTTCCCGCCGATATAAGTTTCGTCAATCGACACAATCCCGCGAAGCACGGTCGGGTCATTGCCGCAGGCTTCACGGAGCCGCCCCAGCATGAACCAAGCCGACGCTTGCCGGATGCCGATTTCCTTGCTCAGTTGAAGGCTCGAAATGCCCTTGCGGGCAGTCATCAGCAGGTAAATGCCCAAAATCCACTTATCGAGCGGAATATGCGACCGCCCGAAAATCGACCCCGTGCGGACCGTGAAATCGACCTTGCAGGGGTTGCAGCGATAGAAGCCGCCCTTTCGGGTCGTAATGCGCTTGGCCTCGCCACAGGTCGGGCAAACGGCTCCTGTGGGCCACCTGCGGGCCTCCATGTAAACTCGCGCCGATTCGGCGTCCGGGAACATCTTGGTCAGTTCGGAAAGGCTAATGGTCGATTTGCTCATGGCGGGCTCCTGCGGGCTGCCATTTAACTACCTTAAATCGGTGAGGGAGTCAAGCGTATAATTCCCCTTTTTATTAGGGACATTTTCTATTTAATTCTACGCATGAGTGTCCAGCATCGATAAGCGTGCCGTCTTTTGCGAAATGCACACAAACGCGTTCCCATGTGCCGTCAAGCATCCGTAGACAAACCCCCTCATCATGCCAAGAGCAAACTAAATTCTCGTGACTATCCAACTGATACACTTGACCAGCCTCGCATTGTGGTGCCACCACGTATGGAGCAGCGATACACCAAAGGCCAAATAATGTGCAAAGCATCAACTACTCCCTCCTATGAGACATTAAGGGGGCAACTTTATTGCGACCCGCTTAGTTTACTCAAATCCAACATTACCTTTTGTAATTTCTGCGGGGTTATGCCGTCACACTTATTTGGCGCAATTACTTCTTTGATTTCCTGTTGAAGTTCGGCGCGAGTGGTTACGTCGCGCTGTAGCCACGCCGCAGCAAGTTCGGCTTGCTTGCAGTGGGTGTCGGCTCTGCCATCTACATTGTCATCACACCCTGCGAGCAGTAGTGATGTCGTTAGAGCTAATAAAATGTATTTCATGGTTTTTCCTATTCTGCTGCTTCCGCTACCCGCTCAAACCTAACCCCCGCTACCTCAAAATACTTACCCGATGGCCGCACGCATATTTGCTCTGGCCTCTTCAACTCCATCTGTCGGCGCAGGGCTTCTTCTACCGTCGAGGGGATCGGCCTAGCTCCGGTCCAAAGCCACCACTGCTCGGCCTTGGACCTTGCTAGCCCGGAGTGCTGAAGGCAGACCCACTCCTTATGGGTGGTAAACCCGCATTGGTACTCGACCCTCAAACTATTAGGCGACCCCTGCTTGCTGTGGGCGTAATACCTTACGGCATCCACATCGACCCATTGGGCTGCGCCCTTACTGAGGATTGAGGTTGAGGCGTCAGCAACGGCTTCGTGGCGCGGTATGTCGTCTCTGATTGGAAACTGGTGGCCACAGTCCGGGCAAAGCTGGCAGGCTAGGGCAACCAGTGAATGGCAGCGTGGGCACTCTTTGACGAGGGGCTCGCTCTTTTCGTCGCGTTCTTTTGACGCAGACGACGCGGTTATGGTATCTATAGGCCCGTGTTTTTGGGTGAGCCCACTGAAGTCTAAAATCAAACAGTCTTTCTTGCCGGGCGATTTTCTAAGGCCCCTCCCGCACTGCTGTAAAAATAATCCAGCAGATTGCGTCGGCCTCAAAAGTGCAATCATGTCCACGTTAGGCGCGTTAAAGCCGGTCGCAATCACTCCAACGGAAGCAAGACACCTAATCTGCCCGGCCTTGAACTGTCTAATAAAGCTATCGCGTTCGGCTTTAGGCGTTTCACTTGTGATAGTTTCACATCTAAAGCCCAACTCGTTAATTGCATCGCGTACATGGCCGGCATGCTTTATGCCTGAGCAGAACGCCAGCCAGCTTTTACGTTCCGCGCCGAATTGTGCCATCTCTTTTGCAGCGGCCTTTACAACCCAATCAATGTCCACGGCAATTTCTAGTTCTCCGGGTATGTATTCGCCGCCACGCTTCCCAACTTTTGACACGTCAAGCATCGTTGCGGTGGCCTTGCTGATAAGCTGGCAAAGGTGGCCCTGTTCTATTAGATCACGCACGTTTGCTTCAAAAACCACTTTATCAAATAGCCGATCTTTACCTCGGTCAAGTCTGCCGGAATCTAGCCGCCACGGGCTGGCCGAAAGACCGACCATCCGCATATCAGGTGTGTTGGCCTTGAGTGCCGCAATAAACTTTCCATAAATAGTCTGGTTGTTTTTGCTTACGAGGTGAACCTCATCAATCAAAAGGATATCGAAGCCTCCAAGCATCTCGGTTTTATCCCAAACTGATCGAATGCCACAAATAAGTATTTGATGGTGCCTGTCGCGCTTTGAAAGCCCGGCGCTGTACAGACCTACTGGGGCATCTGGCCAAAGCCTTATAAGCTCTTGATAATTCTGGCTTAAAAGCTCACGAATATGGGACACGACACAAATACGTAGCGTCGGGTATTCGGCTAGAATCTCTTGACAAATAGCGGCCAGCACCAAGCTCTTGCCGCTGCCGGTAGGTAGCACAATCAACCCATGGCCGCCACCCTTGTTCCAGTAGGTACGGAGGGCGTCGATACTGGCGCGTTGGTAGGGCCGTAACTCCATCACGCATCCACGAGCTTCGGCTTCAACAGTGCAGTAAATACCGAAATATCGGTTTTCTTTTCGACTAGCGGACGGAAGCGGCACGCAAGAAACGGAATATCTCCCCTGCGTCCAAAATTTCCGTTTACTCTAACACCGCAATATGATCTGCCGTTTTTTACGCTGGTGGCACCTCCGACCCAAATAACCGTATAAATACGCCCTTCAAAAAGTTCTTGAAGAGCCCAGTCATTAGTATCGAAAGCGTCTACGCAAACTACTTTCTGTCCCACGAAAAACATTCTAACCCCCCACCGCCCGCTTAATGGCCTCTAACTTATCTTCCGCCTTGTTGGCCCGGTCAGCGGCCTGGTCCCTTGCTTGCTCGGCAAAGTCTAACTCTGCCTCAACGCTGTTTAAAGCCTTCTCTAGCTGTTCAATTCTTTCCTTGTCAGTCACTGATTTCTTCTCCCCATCGGCCCCCTCACTAATAGGCTGCTTAACCGACGCCAGCGCCTCCAAGATTACAAACTCAGAGCCCTCGTTGGCTACGGCCATAGCCTTGGCCGCGTCCTCGGCCTCTGTGCGGCTGGCGTAGTTTTGGAAGTTTGTAGTTAAGGGGTTGTAAACAACCCAGTATTTTTTCATTTTGTTTCTCCTGTGTCTGGTTTCTTAGGGGCTACCTTAGCCCAAAACGCAATCCATTGGTCTTGGCTGCAAAGATGAGTCCGTGGGATTTGGTGGCCATCAATAATGATGTAGTTTTTATCGACGGTTATTTTTGGGGTCATTTGATTATCCTAGGCTTAGGCGGCCAGTTGCCTTCGTCTTTCAACCGCTGCTTGGCTTGATCTATCATGTCGGCGTACATATCCGTCATGCGGTCATAGGCTTTATCGGCGGTCGCCTCCATAGCCTCAATATCAGACGCATCAGGATGTGCATCTAGATATTCACCGATTAGTTGGTCGTGGGCTTCGATATAGAGTTCTTTACTCATCGGAAAGGTCCTCCCCGTGTACGGGGCAATTTGCGGGGCCGGGACATTGACCGGGCCAATCTGGGTAGCCGCAAAGGCAGGTAAGATATTTGCGCCGGAAGCGCCGTGCAAAGTAAGCCTCGCGGCGTTCGTCGTCGTCTGGTTCGTAGCGCCCAAATTCGTCTCGGTCACTCATTTCGGCTCCTTATTTGTTGCCGCGCCAACCGAGAAGGGCGTCGGAAATATCCTTCGATGGCGATGTGATCCGAGAGACGGCTTCCGTAAGGGTCTTGGCCTCTCCATGATATTCGTTGTCATTCGGCATTTTTAATGTGATGCGAACATCGCTGCCTGTGAAGCTCACTTGAATGCCGTTGCTATACCAAGCACCGTTAGGGTCTTTGGCGAGCGGCTTTAATCTCTCAATCAGATCGGAAACCTCTGCCTGACCGACTGGCATCTTTGCGGTCGCGACCACGGCCGATTCTTTCGATGGATAGAAAAAGCCGATGGCAGAGAATACTGCTGTCACCACGCTCAGAACAAAAATTATCCCATACATGCTGTCGCTCCCTTTCTAGCCATTAAGTTTGATAATTCGCACTCGCCACACCAGCCACGCTCATTAAGTTCATGTCCGCATCGCAGACAACGTAAAGGCTCATGTAACGGCAAGAATGGAGCTAGCGCATCAGGCGTAACTAATGCTCCATCCACCCATTCACTGCCATCTTTCATTTTATACTTAACCCACCTGTCTTTCTCGTTCGCATCAGTTTGTTCGCCAGGTACTAGCGATGGTAAGAAAAGGTGGCTAGGGCAGCCGACTTGCTGCGCTTTGTAATCCAATTCCTTATCCCACAACATACATCTAACCACCGCACCGTCTAGGAACTGTGAGCTAAGGCATGTCCTACAATTCTTCCTGGCCCAAGCCCCCTCGTGGCATTGTGGCCGGCTAAGGCACCACTGGCAGGGGAAGGCGGCCTTGGCCGTGACGTCCTCGAACAAGCGGGGCGGTGCTTGGTCAGCGCGAACGATACGGTCAACCTTGGTCTCTAGCCTAACGGCAAAGGCGTGGTCGTACTCAACCCTTTCCGTATATCTCTCGTCGGTGTCTTTATTCACTGCGTAATACAGGCACCTAGTTAGCCCTTGTGCGTGCATGTAAAGCTGGCACTGCGCGTAGTGGTCGGGCTTTCCTTCTTTTAGTTTTTTCTTTGTTAGCTCTTTAAAGCTTTTTGAGCCATGCGACTTTGTTTCAATCACGTGCAAGGTCTGAGGCGCTTCCGGTAGCCCGCGCACTTGGCCGTCTAGCTTGCCACGGAGCCAGCCTGAGGCTAGAGCAACGCGGAATTGCTGGCCGGTACGAGGGTCAAGGCGCTCGACTTCGCAACCTATGAGTTCCAAATCATCCAGCAACCGCTCTTCCCAACGTCGCCCCGTCTCAAAGATGCTTTCCTTGCGGCCCGGTTCGTTTTCTTGGCGCGGCGGGGAGGCCCAACGGAGCGCGTACCAGACAGCGCGCTCGCACTCGTTGGCCACCTGTGACATTGGTACGCCCAAAGAGTCGCCGTGGTAGGCGTTCTTTTCCAGTGCCGAATAGATGGCCAGGACGGTGTGGGAAATGGGTTCGGGGAGGGTGGTCATCAATCCAATCCTTAACTACGAAGGTTCCGACTTTCCGTCACCTACAACCCGTCAAGCCCCACGTACCATCGTGGCAACAAAACCAAACACATATTAAGGGCTGTTGGTCCCGCGTGTTTGGAAAAGGATTTGAACCTTTTTACTTACCTAATCTCGGCTAGCGAGCAGGAATTGAACCTGCCACTCTCGTTGGGCTAACCCCGGCCCCGTAGGGGGTTGGTCTACAAGGCCGGGGTGCCAAAGACGCGGGGCGCATTACCAACCCGCGTCAAGGGTTAGAACGGAATCTCGTCGTCTTCAGCAAGTTGGGCCTTGGCAGCCTGTTTAGGCTGGTTCCAAGGCTTTGCCGCGCCCTTGGCGGCCTGTGGGGCTGGTCTACCTTGCTGGGGGGCCTGGCGGGGCGGTGCCGCAGCCGTGGGGACCTTTGCAGCGCCTTGGAGCGTGCCGGCAGCCACGTTATATCGCATGGTGTTCTTGGGCTGATCGTACCCGGCCTCCTTGTCTTTTTGGGTTGGGTGCTGAATACCGACTTTTACGGTAAATGGCTTGAAATGTAGCTCGTCGGAGTCACGCAACTGAGCCACGCCGATCTGCAAACACAAATCAGCCAATGCTCGCTGTGCTATGCCTTGTGCGACCGGCGAATCGTTTCGCACGTTGAGGCGGTCCCACAATCTGCGATTGGCAAAAGGCCCGTCAAGAATTTCCAGCGTAAGGACAAGCATCTGACCTGTTCCTTTGCTGGTGGCCTCAATTTTGCTTTCGATAACCTGAACCTTATAGTTGCCTACAGGGATTGGCTCGAAGTTTCTGTCATCGGCTGGCACGTCCGATGGGGCGAAGGTTTCTGGAAGTGCTACCATTTTATGTTCCTTTTGGTTTGATTGTTAGGCGGCTTTAACGGCTGCGGGCTTTTTAACTGCATTAGGGAAGAACGGCTCCATCACCTTGTAGCCTTCACCCTTCTTGTATTCCAGTTTGTCCGGCATACCGTAGCGATTCTTTGCCACGTAGGCCGGGCGCGGCGTGCAGTGTATCCATCGGTTGCCACCGCCTGCCGCCCTTACCCTTGTGCCCGGCCCGGCTTTGGCCTTGGGGTCGTTCTGCAACAGACTAACGTCTTGGTTAAGGAAAAAGATGGCGTCAACCTCGTCTTGCATCAAACCAACGGCGCGCTTGTGAAGGCGAATGTTGAATTGAGAGTATGACGCGACGGTAGGGTCATTGACCGTATCAATAGTACTGTGGGCGATGTAGACTATGCCCATGTTTTTGTCTCGTCTCAGGGCTGTCATGCCCTCCAGAAGGTCGCGCCAGTAAGAGTCGGCGGCGACGTAAGATTTGCCGTAACCCGGCGTTTCCATATTCTGCCAGTTGTTTTCTTCGCAGACTTTGGCCCATAGCAGCGGTTCAAGCTTGTCGAGACTGTCTAGCACGACAGTCTGAATTTTGCTGTCTTCGGTATAGAGTGCGGCAACGGCCTCCATTACGTCGTTGTAAGTCGTTAGTCGACCGAAGCTAGAAAGCTCAAGGTCGCTCGGAGTTCCGTCTTCTACCTGGAGGAACGCACAGTTTGGCCACTCGCTAGCCAGCGTGGTCTTCCCGATACCGGGAGGCCCGTAAATAAGCACGCGGGGGGGCAGTGTTGCCCGTACTTTGTGAAGGTCTTTCATTGCTATTGCCATTACCGTTTTCCTTTTTTGAGTTGTCTTGCTTTACGTCTAGCACGCCTGGAAGCATATAACTTAGCGTGACTCTTTGGGTCGGCGTGCTGATTACGCATCCGTTCGGACTGTGCGGCCCTTATCGAAGGGTCGGCCCAGTACTTTGCTTGGCTCTTAAGCATCTTATTTATTGCTTCTTTAGTATGCTTTTTGCCCTGCATTGGGTTGCCAGTAGTTGCAAATTGTCTACGCGTGTTTGCTGCCTGTCTGGCTTTAACCGCCGGGGTGTATTTTGATTTAGATACCGCCATAAAAGCAGCGCGCCCCTCCTCTGACTGCCATTGCTTCTTGGTCTTTTCTGAATATGCTTTTCTGGCTTTTTTAGAGGCGAATCGTTCTCTGCCCTTTTTAGAAATAAGGGCGCGCAAAGCCGGGTCGGCCATAGCCGCTTTTGTTCTTTCAGAAATTAATGTTCTCGTCCTTGGCGATGAATCCCTAACCCCGAATCCGCCGGCACTGGCATTAAACAAACAGCCAGTCTCAAGATCGCGCCGACCGTACCAAGCTATTAAAGTTTTTTCGTACTCTATAGCTTCATGTACTGTTAGGTCTTCGGCAACTTTATAAGCTTCCGGCGTGTAACCACGACGCAAACAGCCCATGAAGTATTTGAGTTTTTCCGAGTTGCCGGTTTTAGTTGTACCGCGCCTAGCATCTCGCACATGATCGTGCATCCGACGTCCCTTCCCCACCCCAATATAGCACGGCTTGCCGAACTCATCGTCAATGGCATAAACATAGCGGTCTGCAACGGCTTCTATCATCGCATCAATCCGCCAACATTGATGTGCAAGCCAGGTCGAAACAAATTCATGTTGATAAGGAAGGCTATTGCCTGTTCCAGACCGAACGCAACATGATAGAACCCGCCAGCGCGTTCCAAGTCTTCTTTGAAAGTGAGTTGTTTGGAGGAAAGGACACCTATTTCCGTCTTTAGTTCTAAACCGATAAACTTTCCACCAATTACAAACATTAGGTCTGGCGCACCAGCCTTGACGCCTTGTTGCTTAAGCCTTTGCCCCGTCCTTGCGCTGCGCTGCTCACCATTCGGGCAAGCCCACCAGCACACCTCGGGCCGCGCATAAGCCGTTAATAGTTTGCAGACGTGGGTCTGCAAAGCTGCTTCGGACATTTTTGCTATGCGTCTAACCAACCCCGCCTCCTGTGTACGAAGCGTATTTAAACCGGCAAGAAATTAAACGCAAGACACTAGCCCTAGCTTTGATAAGTCAGTTATCTACAAGCTCGGCCAGCATTTCATTCAAGGTGGCCTTGGCTTCTAGACAAGCGACCAAAGCTTGATGCGTGTAGGACGACGCGCCGAATTGGTAAGCTTGCGCAGCTTTGTAGTAACAGGTTTCGGCGGTGGTTAGGGCGGTTGTGATGTTGGATTTTATTATCGAGGCTAAGATGGCTTTGCGGATTAAAGGATCAACGTCACCGTTGGTACGTGGCATGTTCTTAGTCAGAGCATGAAGATCAAGAACGACGAAGCGTAAGGGGATGCTCATAGTAATTCTGGCTTGTGAAACGGCTTTGACCACATTCCGTCCCAGTCGAGTTGCTCCGCTGGTTTTGGCTTCTCGATGAACATGTCGGGCTGTTTTAGGGCATCACTAATGCGTTTGCAGGCGATGTCAAAGTATGGCTTGTGGATTTCAATACCGACGAATTTGCGGCCGAGATTGACAGCAGCAACGCCAGTTGTACCGGAACCCATAAACGGGTCGAGAATCGTACTAACATTTTTAGGTAAGAGTTCTACACACCATTTCATAAGAGCTAATGGTTTTTGCGTTGGGTGTTCTTTTTCTAATCCAGACGGAGAAAGATCAAACATCCTACAGGCTTCCCGCCATTGTGAACACCAAGCCAACTCACAATCATTAAAGTGCATCCCTCTGATGCCTTTATTCCAAA